GTATGGTTTAACATAAATACTTAATAATTGAGAGCGGCATATGTCATATAAAAAGAAGTTTTTGAATAAGAGCGGGATGTCAAGTCCTATCTCCGGCATGAACAGCAATGCTGGTGCTTGGAATGGCCAAGATGGGTCAATGTCAGGTGGATATAGTAATACTGAATTTGGTTATAAAAACTATATGAGTAGACTTCCAGAAGTTTACACTGGACATCCTAATAGAATTGAGCGTTACAACCAATATGAAATGATGGATGTTGACGCTGAAATCAACGCTTGCTTAGACATTATTGCAGAATTCTCTACTCAACGTAACGAACACAACAAGACACCGTTCAGCTTTGAATTCAAAGAAGACCCTACCCCACACGAAGTAGAACTACTGACAAAGCAATTGCAACAGTGGTGTAAGTTAAATGAATTTGATGTTCGCATATTTAAGATTTTCCGTAACGTAATCAAATACGGAGATCAAGCATTCGTTCGTGACCCAGAAAACTTCAAGTTATACTGGATTGACATGGTTAAGGTTATTAAAGTAATCGTTAACGAGAGTGAAGGAAAGAAGCCCGAACAGTATGTTATTAAAGATATCAATGTAAACTTACAAAATCTTACAGTAGCAACCAAAACAAATACTGATTTCGCAGCTAATCCAGCAACTGGATCAGGTGGAACTGGCGGCGGCGGCGCAGGCGGCGGATATACTGTTCCTTCTATGCCCTACGATAGTACAGGGTCACGCTTTACTTTAGGGCAGAGTGAGGCTGCGGTAGATTCAAAGCATGTTGTTCACGTATCATTGACTGAAGGCCTTGACAGATTCTGGCCTTTCGGACAGTCAATTCTAGAGAACATCTTTAAGGTCTATAAGCAGAAGGAACTATTAGAAGACGCTGTTCTAATCTATCGTGTACAACGTGCTCCTGAACGTAGAATGTTCAAGATTGACGTTGGTAATATGCCAAGTCACTTAGCTATGGCATTCGTTGAGCGTGTTAAGAACGAAATTCACCAGCGTAGAATCCCATCAGTATATGGTGGACAATCAATCGTTGACGCTACATACAACCCGCTATCAATGAATGAAGACTACTTCTTCCCTGTAACGGCAGAAGGTCGTGGTTCAAGTGTTGAAGTTCTCCCTGGTGGACAGAACTTAGGTGAAATTGATGACTTGCGTTACTTCAACAATCGCCTTGCTCGTGGTCTTCGTGTTCCGTCATCGTATCTTCCAACTGGCCCAGATGACAATACTACACCATTGAGTGATGGTCGTGTGGGTACTGCAATGATTCAGGAATTCAGATTCAACCAGTATTGCGAACGTTTGCAGAATTACATGGCATTGAAATTTGACGAAGAATTCAAACTATTCCTACGTTGGAGAGGCTTCAACATTGATACAAGTCTATTCCAATTAGTATTCAACCCTCCGCAGAACTTTGCCGCATATCGTCAAAGTGAATTAGACAATGCTAGAGTTGGTACGTTCACTAGTATGGAAGCGTTTCCTTATATCTCAAAGAGATTCGCACTTGAAAGATTCTTGGGTCTAACTGAAGAAGAAATCAAGCGCAACGAAAAGCTTTGGGAAGAAGAAAACAAAGAAGAAGTTACAGAAGAACCGGGCGGCAGCGATCTGCGTAATATCGGTGTATCAACTGGTGACTTTGAAGCAGATATGGAAACTGCTGATGAAATTGAATCAAGCGAAGAAATGGGCGCTGAAGGCCCAGAAGCAGCCGGCCCAGTCGGTGACGCTGGCGGAGAGGCAGTTCCTGGCGGCGCAGCCGGCCCCGTAGGCGGCGGCGGAATGCAAATCTAAAAGATAAATACATTCATGAATCTACTAGAAATGTTTGACGCACCTATTAACGGGATGCAAGATGTCAATGATGACAATAGTAAACCTACCTATCGAACATCTAGAAAAACAAAACTAACTCTAAAACAAATTCGCAAACTTCGTAGAATGCTAGATGTAAGAAGCTACGAAAAGCAAAAATATTTAGGCAATGTTCGTAAGCAATACGGTGCAAAACCAGAAGAAGCAGCCGGCGGCCCCGCAGCATAAAGCATATCTAAATTAAAAACTCAAAAAATACATAGTTATTGAGTGTTTTTCCTGACTACGGCATAAGTAAGTCTACACAAAGCCATTTGTATCAGGAGAAATTATAATGGATCATAAGAAATTTGAAAAGTTAATGGATTTAGTCATTAACGAAAATGCGGATCAAGCCCGCGAATTATTCCACGAAATCGTTGTAGAAAAGTCAAGAGAAATCTTTGAGTCAATTATGGCTGAAGAAGAAGAAATGATGGACGACGAAGACATGATGGAAGGTGATTACGGCGATACCATGGAAGATGATGGTATGGGCGGCCAAGTAGGCGATCTAATGGACGAAATCACTGCTGAAGAATCAGGCGTCATGGAAGAAGAAGACGAAGAACTAGACTTCACCGATGGCGAAGACGATATCGAACTCGGCGCTGAAGAAGACTTCGGTGACGAAGGCGGCGACGAAAATGAAGACGCTATCATTCGTATCGAAGACAAGCTTGACCAGTTGATGGCCGAGTTTGAAGATATCATGGGCGGTGGCGCTGATGATGACATGGGCGGCGAAGAAGACTTCGGTGACGAAGGCGACGCAGACATGGACTTCGGTGACGAAGAAGATGAAGAAGCTATGATGGAAGCTGTACAGCTTAAGAAAGTTTCTGTAACTCACGGCGATAACGGCGTTCAAACTAAGAGCCCAGGACTTCAGGGTTCAGGTCAAGCAGGAATGGACAGTCACCCAGTAAAGTTCTCTGGCGCTGCTGAATCAGTTCCTACTGCTCCTAAAGCTCCAAGCAACTTCTACTCAAAGGGTGAAACATCTGTAAAGGGTGCAGGTAACTTCAAGAACAGTCCAGGTAAGGATAACTTCAAGGACAAGGGCGAAGCAGCTCCTAAGCCAAAGCACGGTGATGACGGCGCACACACTCGCAGCCCAGTAGCAGAGTCACGTAGACCTGCTCGTAGACCAGCTCGCTAATAAGGAATACTGAGAGAATGGCTTTGTATCTCAGAGAAAATCTCACCTTTGATAGAGCAGGCATGGTTGTCGAATCTATCAAAGAAGAGGGCGCTGATTTTAAGACCCTCTATATGAAAGGGATTTTCATTCAGGGCGGGGTAAAGAACGCAAATGAGCGTGTTTACCCCGTCAATGAAATCGAAACCGCTGTAGATACATTAAACAAGCAAATCTCAGAAGGCTACTCAGTTTTGGGTGAAGTTGACCACCCAGATGATCTTAAAATCAATTTAGACCGTGTATCACACATGATTACAAGCATGTGGATGGACGGAGCCAACGGTTTTGGCAAACTAAAAATTCTTCCTACTCCAATGGGTCAACTAGTAAGAACTATGTTGGAGTCAGGAGTAAAGCTAGGTGTATCCAGTCGTGGATCAGGTAATGTAAACGATATGGATGGTAGAGTCAGTGATTTTGAAATCATCACTGTTGATATCGTTGCCCAACCTAGCGCACCAAACGCATATCCCAAAGCAATTTATGAAAGTCTCATGAATATGAGAAACGGACATAAAGTGTTAGAGATTGCTAAGGAAGCACAGGGTGACAAAAAAATACAACGATTCCTTGGTGAGGAAGTAAAGCGTCTCATCAATGAACTTAAAATATAAAAGGAATCAAGAAAAATGTTAGATGCTATTAAGCCATTACTTGACAGCGGACTCATCAACGAAGATATCGGGCAACAATTAAATGAAGCCTGGGAAGTTAAGTTGACTGAAGCCCGTGAACAAGTACGTGTAGAACTCCGTGAGGAATTTGCACAACGTTACGAACATGATCGTACTGTGATGGTTGAAGCTCTTGACAAAATGATGACCGAAAATCTTTCAGAAGAAATTGCAGAATTTCGTGCTGAAAGACAAGCAATGAATGAAGACAGAGTTAAAGGACAGCTTAAGCTTCGTGAAAACGCAACCAAATTCAACGACTTCATGGTTACTAAACTAGCCGAAGAAATCCGCGAACTACGCAGTGATCGCAAAGCTCAGATGGAAGGTCAAGCAAAACTTGAGAAATTCATCGTACATGCTCTAGCCAGAGAAATTAAAGAATTCTCACAGGATAGACAAGCTGTTGTTGAAGCTAAGGTTAAACTCGTTGCTGAAGGCCGCAAGCAATTGGAAGCACTCAAAGCAAGATTTATTGCTGAAAGTGCTAAAAAAGTTAGCGGTTTGGTCGGAACACATCTCAAGAGTGAACTATCACAACTTAAAGAAGATATCCAGTCTGCTAGAGAAAATAACTTTGGACGTAAGCTGTTCGAAGCTTTTGCTAGCGAATTCTCAGTAACTTATCTAAACGATAAGGCTGAAACTCGCAAAGTTATGCAAGAGCTTAGAGCAAAGGACAACCAACTAGCAGAGGCTACAGCTAAGCTTGCAAACGCAGCTAAGTTAGTAGAAACAAAGGATCGTGAAGTTAGAATGATTAACGAATCAACTCAAAGAGCTAGGGTCATGAATGAACTTCTATCCCCGCTTAATGAGGAGAAGAAGCAAGTGATGAAGACTTTACTTGAAAGCGTACAGACACCTCGTCTACAACACGCTTTCGACAAATATTTACCAGCAGTTCTCAATACAGGTACAGTAGAAGCAATTACTGAAAAGAAGACTAATACTAAGTCTGTTATTGTAGAAGCAACTGGTAATAAAAATGCCACTATAAAAACAAATGAAGTAGATGAAACTATCGTAGATAATGTAATCGATATCAAGCGTTTGGCAGGGCTTTAATTAAAAAAGACAATTAGGAGAATATAAATGTCAAAAGTACTTTTAGAAAGCCGTTGGGGAGAAACTAAGGACGCCCTGCTTGAAGGCTTAAAGGGCAATCGCCGCTCAACAATGGGTGTATTGCTTGAAAATACAAAAAAGCAGCTTCTTGCTGAAAGTTCAGCCGGAACTACAACTGCTGGTAATATCGCAACACTAAACCGCGTTATTCTTCCAGTAATTCGTCGTGTTATGCCAACTGTTATCGCTAACGAACTCGTTGGTGTGCAGCCAATGACCGGCCCAGTTGGTCAGATTCACACTCTACGTGTGCGTTACGCTAACTCACTAACCGACACTTCAGCAGCACAAACTTCGGTAACTGAGTTAGCGTAACGCAC